TCATGGTTGCTCTCGATTTAGGATTTCTTCCTATTGAAGTACCTTTTCGAATTGGAGTAATACCACTTATACCACTTGTTTTTGGTTTAGCCATTATTTATCCTCAACCTTTATTCAGAAAAAAGAGTATAGCTCCTACTATTAACAATGCTGCAATTACACCAGATAATAGGGGTTTCCACATAGGGATAGTTTCACTAGATCTTTTATATGTTCTATACTTTCCCCTTTGTTTGTTAGGATTTGTTTTGTAAGTTCTTTTTTTCATTTAAAGTTTACTCCACCTCTTCTAACTAATTCATTCTTGACCTTTTGTTTTACCTTAGGCTTAAGATTCCCTGTGTTATATTTTTCAATTAGGTCTTCTTTAGAATGACATTTGATATAATCATGTTCTACTTTTGATTTACCTGTTGTTCTATCTCGGACAACTGCGCTCTTTGTTAATTTTATCGGCATTATAATCTCCTTACCATTTCAATGATCCTATCTGCATCAGGATCTTTTAGATAACCATAAATTCCTTCATCGGCTTTACGATAATCGTTTAATATATTTTCCATTTTATCAGCGGGAGGATCCATGAATAAACCATCATACATCATTGCTAATTCCCATTCACCATTTTCATATCCATAAGAACCTGGAAATTTAACTAATGATATTTCCCAACCATTATCAAATAACCAATGTTTTCTTTTACCGCCATTCCACGGTTCTGATTTAGGCCACTTTGCCATAATATACTCCTATCACTTAATTCTTTTTACACTGCCTTTATCATTAGCTAAATAGGCAAACATATCTACATCCGGGAATTGTCTTTGTAGATCTAATAAAGCATCTAAATTCTCTTTATGATCATCAAAAAGTCTTATTCGCGAATATTCCCCTGTATCTAAATATTTCTTAAATATAATTTGTTTTGCAGCTGCACTATTTTTACCACTCATATTTCCAGCTCTTTCAACATATACATTTTTCATTGGTATACCATGAGCTTCAAATGTTTTTAAGAAAAGATCTTTATCATCCATATCAGATCTTGCAGTTACTATAATAACTTTTGAACCTGCCTTTGTTGCATTTTTAATAATAGCTTTAGCTTTAGCTACCATATTTGCAATAGGTGTTGCTGTTTGATAAAATATCTGAGAGGATTTAAACTCTCCAAAGTCAAACTCTTCATCTTTACCTAGCTTATAGCTATTAAAATCCTGTGGAGATAAAGCTTTTCTTTTTCCAGATTTGCTCTTTACTATTACTCTAGCCTTAGACTTGAACATAGTGTCATCGATATCAAATATCGTTAACCCTTTGGACTCTGTAATGTATTGATTGAAGTTTAACATAATAGGTATTATACCACAAAATTAGTAGTTTGTAAACCTATTTATGCTATTTATTTTTTTAAATGTGGGATCATATCCAAAACATCTTGATATTCTGCAGCCATTTTCAACTCTTTTTCAATGGTTTCTATAATATCTGGATGCTCTGCAACTCCTACATGGGATCCAATTAAAACTTCAGCATTCATTAAATGCTTATCAACATGTGCTTGAGCATGTGATTTTAGGGTTTCTATTATTCTTCCTCTATAGTTATTTGCCATTATATCTCCTGTTGTATTCTGATATTGTATTTATTAGATCTTCAGTCCAATTATCTCTGTCTTCAATAAAGACCTGAGGACCGTTATCTCCCGCTATGCATACCACTATTTGCTTAATTGGTTGACCTGTTCTTTCTTCCCACATAATAGCATAAGCTGCACATTGCATAAAATAAGAACTAATCCATTCTTTCTTTTTAAACTTACGAGAGGTCTTCCAGTCTACTATTGAATCTATTCCATTCCATTGACCAACTAAATCTACTCTTCCTGCAACACCAAGATGCTTAGAATATAGAGGTGCTTCCTGTAGATATACCTTGTTTAGGCTTTCATCTATAATTGGTTGGATATCTTTAAACGTTTGTATATTATGTGGCATTTCCCCATCTAAATATTCTGGGTCATTTTGTATATATTTCTCTATTATATTGTGTATTTTGGTACCACGACTAGATGCTTGAGTAGATATTTTATTAGCTTCTTCTTCCCCAACTTTAGCTCTCCATGCCTTGATAGCATCAATTGATAGTATCTTCAATACAGTAGTAATAGAAGGATACGAATTTCCTTCTTTATCTACATATTGCCTACCACTTTTAGTTGTTTCTGAATCTAAATCTTCATATCCTAGATCAACTCTTTCATGTATAAATTTCATTTTCCTTTCTCTAACATTTCTTTAGTCATAATAAAGTCTCTAACTAAACCACTTCTCACAATATCACTCCACTGAAACTCTATGTGGTCAAAGTATTTCATATTATTAAGAATATTAATAAAAGAATGAAATCCTTCTTTGTCATTGTTTCTTGTAAAGTCTGATTGGTAATAATCTCCACATAATATAAATCTACAATTATTACCAATCCTTGTTATAATACTGCACAATTCATGGAAGTTACAATTTTGTGCTTCATCTACTATTACTACAGAATCTGTTAGTGTTAATCCTCTTATAAAAGATGTAGTAAGAAATTCTATGTGATTAAATTGAACCATCTTTTTCCACCCTTCCTTATCCCGAAAGAGTTCATTCACGATTGATATATACGGATCTAAGTATGCTGCTTCCTTTTCCTTTTTTTCTCCAGGAAGAAATCCCATGTCTCTTGTTGGTAATGCTGATCTTACAATAACAACTTTTTCATATTGTTTTTGTAATACCGCATCTAATCCAAGATAAAGAGAAAGAAAAGTCTTACCAGTACCAGCTGAACCACTGAGTACAAGATGATTGTTTTCTTTAAATGATTTAAAAACCCTCTCCTGATTTCCAGTGAGAGGGTTTAATTTTGTTAGATGCTCTTGTCTGAGCCTACTTGGCTTTTGCATTACGTAAAAATTCTAATTCCTTTTCCCAATTATTTTGGTTTATTTTCGATTGTCCCGATCCCTCTTGAACCAATATAACTCTACCGCCATCCATGTCAATCCTAATAGAATTAGTGGAGATAATCTCACCATGTCTTCCAATAAATATTCCAATCATCTCTCCTGTTGTATCTTCAGTCGGTAGGTTTTTTATTAGTTCTATCAGTTCTTCTTTTTTCATTATCTTTTGGTATAAATTTTTTAATCACATTTTGTATTCTACTTTGCTTCATCATTTTATGCAAGTCTTTATGTATTATTTTCATAGTACTCCTATTTTGTTTTGATATTATCTCTGAGCCTAGGAGGCAATCCACTTTTTATCCTTGATTGTACTTCTTTCCATCCATCACCTGCTCTTTGTAGCATTGATTTACTTCCATCAAAATCAATCCCTACAGGACTTATTATTCTTTTTAAGTCCGGATTATCTATTAAGAATTGATCATAATCTGCAAGTTTCACCATGTGTTCTTCTATTTCACTTGTTTTTTTGTTTTCAAAATCGTACAATGGCATTATAATATCTCCTCTAATCTTCTCATTGTTGTTGGTATATCATAACATAAGTAATCAAAAACATACCAGCATAAGAATCTTCGGCTCTTTTCTTTGTTAAACCAGGTAAGATCATCTACAGAATTACGAAGTTTTGTCAGTATTCTTAGATCATTTGTTATCCAATGGTAATCTGGATATCCATAAGAAATAATTGGTACGTCATGCATCATGCATTCAATACCTGCTGTACTATTTTCTGTAATAGCTACTTTAGTATAAGGTAATATACTATGTATGGATTCGTAACTGCTAAACACCTGATGACCTTTACCTTTCCATTCTTCTATGTATTTATTTATATCCTTTATTCTATGACTTGCTTTACGTATTCTAGGGTGTAATTTAATTACAAGATTATCACGATCTTCTAACTTATCAATAATCATACACATTTTTTTCCAATGATCGCCAAATCCAAATCCCATTACTGTTTCGTCCTCTGGCATTTGTCCAATAATAAGTATATGATCTTTTTTAACATCCTTTGCATCTGGCCATTTTAACATAATGGAATCATCCCATTTGTTTGCACGCCTTTCTATTAGGTCATTAATTTCATTCCATTCAATATTATCATATTTGCGATATTCATATTCAACAGGTTCTTCAAAAGTTATTTCAGAACTATTTGCATATCCTAAACGACAGATTTGAAAATGCTTACTTGTTGGTGCAGTTGGTTTAAATATAATAGAATTCTCTGGCATATCAGGTTCTAAATCTCTGCATGTGTGATTGTAAACATGTAATTCTGGGCTTTCATTATCTTCTTCATGACCCATCATATCAAGGGAATGTCTTATACAATCTGCAGCATAAGAGAAATTACCTTTAAAGGTATATCGATGTTCGTGAAATTTATACCGCACCTTGATATCCTTTCCACCAGTCTGGTGCTGATCTTCCCCATTCCCATTTTGCAAATGGTTTTGCTTCATGATAATAATTACGGTATGCTTGAACAGCATTTCCTTCTACCTTACACTGAGGGTAGTGATTCATTGCTTGAGCAAATTCTGTAAGTCCAATATCTGGTATATTTTTAGGAGGTTGATTTAGAATCTTACCAAGTTTGAGGTATGTAGCATGTTCTTTCTTTCTTCTATATTTGTATTCTAATGCCATAGCTAGAAAATGCTCATAGTGCCAATAATAGTTATCTCTACTAGCCATAGTCCAAACAGTACAAGGATGATATTTGTGAACAGCAAGATAGTAAAGATCATCTCTTTCGTCTCCAAATGCATAATACTGCTGCATTGTCTTTCCTGATTTAGAAGGTCTTTTTTCAGGAATACCATCTAGCATTCTGTGAGCTGTTGATAGCATTTGTGCTGATTCCAAAATCATTTTTGGAACGTGTTTATCGCATAGCATTTGAGCTGCTATAACTGGGTTATTGTCTAAAATAAAAATATTCATAATATAGTTTCAAAAGCGGTTCTAATTAATAAAGCAAGTCCTACTCCATTTAAAATAATCAAAGCTCGATCTTTCCATAATAGTCCAACTACCAGCCATCCAGCAATTCCTATTAGGGAACAGATTAGATCAAATGAATGAAATCCTTCTACGCCTCTTACTGATATTCCCATTAAAAGGAATATAGAAGATACCCATTTAACATACCAAGATAAATCTTGCTTGGGAGTAGCAGACTTATAGATTCTTTTAGAGTTTTGTATTTCTTTTGGGTCAAATTTTGTCATAATGTAAAATGTCTAGGCCCTGTTCGGGCCTAGCCCGAATTAACCTCCTAATTGATTTATATCTTTTATCTGTTGGCTAAGGTATTCTATTTTTTTCTGCATTTTGTATGCTAGAATATCTTTACCCCTTTTTTTGAGTCTCCTCTGATAGTATAATGCCTCTCTTTGGTCTTTTTTAAGGCGTTCAATCTGTATAACCATTGGCAATTCTCCATTGTTAATAAATTGACTATCATAATATAAACCGTCTTTCCTCCTTTATTTTTTTATCAAGTTTGGCCACACATCACTAACTAATTTCTTAGTAATGCCCCTATATTTTAATTGCTTATCCTTAGATAGAACTAATAATTCTGCTTCTTCACCATTTAAGGATTCTAATAAACTGATAAACATAGATTCCCTTTTTAGATCAGATACTTGTCTAGCAAGAGGTCCTTTGAAAAACCTTCCAAGCTGTTTAAATTCTCTATGTAGACTTTTGTACTCATATCCTTTTGGAGCATCATCTTTTCTATAAGGTGGTTCTCCAGAAGGTAAAGCACTTACGATATCATCATCAAAGTTAATTCTTAATATATCCCTCAATGCTGGGCAATCATGTTTTTTTAGAAATTCGACTCTTCCAGATCTTTCTTCAATTTTTGAAGCTTCTGATAAGATTTCTGATATTAATTTTTTAGCCATTGTAAAATTCCTCCGCTACTTCAATCAAGTTTGTACATCTTTTTTTAACTAAATAATTTAAAACCTTCATTTTCATGGCAGGCTTTTGGTTATCAAAAGTATTTATAATAACTTCTTTTACAGTATCTGGAATTTCATCTAGATCTATTAAAGTTTTATTTCTCTGATAATTCCTATAGGTTGTTTCATCCATAATCTCTCTTAGGTTATCAGATTGTTCTAGCCATGAATCTATCTTCTTTTGCCATAGCGGTGTTTGGGATTTATCCTCATTAATAAATGTATCATCATCGGATAAGACATTTGGTATACCATCTCCATCATCACCACGCATAATATGATTAAACAAATAAGTTCTTGGATTATCATCCGTTACCATTTTCTTTTGTATCGGACTAAACTGTTTGACATTTCTGTATTTCTGTAATTGTATAAAATCTTTATCGGATGATATAATCATAACTGGTTCATCCATACCAAATTCCTGTGTTCTTTCTACTAGTGTTGCTATGATATCATCTGCTTCTACACCATCTTGATGAACCACTTTATATGGTAAGTTTTCTTTGATCTCATCTCTGACCATATGCAATACCCTAAATATTTCTGTCCAATCCATATCTGAATTATCTCTGTTCTTTTTACGACTTGCTTTGTACTCTGGGTAGTATTGCTTTCTCCAAGTATTAAATCCATCACAACATATAACCATTTGACCATATTCGGCTCGGTATTTTTTGTTATACATTCTAATACTATTTAAGATCATATGCCTTATAAGACTTTCTTCTCCTAATTTTTGCATAAAAATGTTAGAAAGTGCAATTTGATTATAGTCAATCAGTATCATTATCTTCTGGTTCCTCTGGGGTAAATGTGAATTCAAATTCACTGTTTTCTGGCTCAAATATTACATCGAGTTCGTTTCTGGCTTCTTCGTTTTGATTTGCTAAAAGTTTGATCTTAGTATAGCACCTATCCATTTCCCTATGTAAAGCATGGGGTATACCATAATATCGATTGAACATTGCGTTAACCATATTTACAATTACAAACATATCTCTTGACTCTTGAATTGTTTCATCTCTAAAGTTCATATCCATAAAGTTTTGGGATACCTCACCTGTATTGATAAATTCTTCCAATACTTCTAATAGAAAATGGGAAGCTTCTACACATTCATCACTGTATTGATTTAGGGTTTTAGCTTCTTCCTCATATTCTTTTAAAATCTCACGCTTTTCGAGATCTTGTTTTGACGGAAACTTTAGTATTTTTGCCATAATAGAGTATTATTATACCACAAAATCAATTGTTTGTAAACCCCTTTTTTACACTATTTGCACCAATCCGACAATTAATAATTCCATTATAGTAATCATCAGTTAGTAGAACTTCCCTATCGAATTGTTCTTTTGTCTCTCTATATGAGCATTCACCCTTAGATTTACAAAGATGTAGGATTTCTCTATAGAACATATCTTCTCCTTGAGTTTTGACATCTTCTACCAAATGTTTATTTGAACCGTAATATTTACGCCAATCGGATTCGACTAAAAGCCTTTTTCTTCGTTTTCGGGTTTTTGTTATTGGGAGGGTTTTTTTGCTCCAAAAGAACTTTTTACCAACATACTTTTTGTTTGTTGCTCTATTGGTTATGATATAGACAAATCCATACCATATATCTGGATTAAACTCTTCGGGTGGTTCGAACTTTCTTCCTTTGTATATCCAATTATTCATCGAAATTTAATTCATCTAGGGCATCATCTGTAGGTTCTCCACAATGTGGACAGAAATTAACCTTCATCTCACTATCATCAGGTTTAATAATAATCCTGTTATAGCAATATTCGCATTCTAAAATCATGACACTCTTTGACTAACTTCCCACTTCCAAAATTCATCATATCCACCAATTGCTTCACCATCAATAGTGATTTGTGGAAATGTTCTTGCTGTTGGAAATTTCTCCATTAGATCTTCTCTTGTAAAATCGGTATCTAATTTCTTATATACAAATTTTGCTTCTATTCTTTCTGCCAGTTCTATTGCTTTGTCGCAATATGGACAATGGTCTTTACCATATATCTCTATCATTATGTCCCCGTTGATGTACTAGTTGATGTTGATGTACCTGTACCCGTTGTTGTAGTAGGTACTGTTGTTGTAGTATCATCCATGTTTTCTATCTCTTCAATAATTTCAGCTTCTGTTTGAGTTGCTGTTGATGTACCACTTAATGCTTGTCCTACTGCTGTAAGTACTGCTGCTGTTTGAGTTACTTGTGTAACATCAACTGCATTATCTGGTACTGGTGTTGATTGTTCTACTACAGGCTCTTCTGGTTCAGGATCAACCTCTTCCCAAAGGTTTCCATCCCATGCCCAAAGTAATGCTATTAATACTATTATTTCCATATGTTTCTCCTAAAATTATTTATAAGCTTAATCCACTTAGTGTATTTTTATCTACGTCTTGTTTAACTCCGCCTACTACATAAGAACTGATTTCTGTTTCTTGTGGAGCAACTTGTACATTTCCACCTGAGATCCATTTTTCAGTCCAAGGTAAAGGATTCATTTGTGGAACATGATAAGGACAAGGTAAACTTAATGCTCTCATTCGTTTACATCCTATCCATTCAATATAGTTATGTAATATTGCTTCATTTAATCCAATCATAGAACCATCTTTAAACAGATATGTGGCCCATGCTTTTTCTTGTTCAATAACATCTACAAATAAATTAACTGCTTCGGTTTCCATTTGTTTTGATATTTTAACAAAATCTTTATCTTCTTTTAATAGGTTACGTATCATTACAGTTGTACCAGCTAAATGGGTATTCTCATCTCTTGCAATAAACTTAATAATCTTTGCATTACCTTCCATCTTTTTAAGTTCGGCAAATGCCCAACTACATGCAAAAGATACATAGAATCTTATTCCTTCAAGAGCATTAGCTGAAAGTAGAGACATCCATAAAGTTTTTTTATGAGACATTTTATTTGTTGCATAATTATTATCATCAATAAGTTCATCATAATATTTTGCTATGTCATCTCCGCAATCCATGATTTCTTTGATATTTAACATTGTATCAAAGACTTCTGATGGATTAGGATATATATTTCTTATAATATGAGTATATGATCTACTATGTATTGTCTCAAAGAATGACCAGGTTTCAACCCAGTTCTCTACTTCAGGTAGCGAACATATAGGAAGGAAAGCAAGGTTCGGGGCCCGACCTTGAACAGAGTCCAAAAGTATTTGCCTTTTGAGATTAGATGTGAAGATGTGTTTTTCATGATCTGTTAAGTTATCGAAATCTTTTTTGTCTTTCGATACATCTACCTCCTCTGGTCTCCAAAAGAATCCTAATTGTTTATCAGTAATCTTTTCTAATTGTGGGTATTTGACTTGATCGTATCTTGCGATGTCAACACTATCATCAAAGAACATATTTCGTTCTAAGTGAGATTTTTTATTTTTCTTTAGTACTGCCATCGGGTTTCCATGAAATATTTGATTTTGTTTCTATTGCATCTTGTGCACATTGTATATATTCTTTATCTTCTTCTGAGAGTACTGACCAAAATTTACTTATTGTTAAGGTATGATCATATACAACTTCAGGATTTCTTAAATGATAATCTACTTCCATCCAAGCTTGAAGTACATCCATTCTTTGATTTATTTTTTTTCTTAAATCTTGCATGAATCACAATCTTCATCATCTTCAATATGAGTTTCTAATTCACCATCATATGCATGATAAGTTTCACCGTCAGTCATCTCACCAGCGCCATCAAAGGTATTAAAGTAATATAACTGTTTGAGGCCATACTTATATGCCGTCACTAGATCAGTAATCATTACTGACATTGGTACCTTATGATCCTCAAAATGTTCAGGATTATAAGATGTGTTTACAGAGATACCTTGGTCTATATACTTTTGTAATATACCACATATTGCTAAGTATCCTTCTGGAGATTTTTGATCCCACAATAAGTCATACTTATTTTTAAGGTGGTGATATCCAGGCACTACTTGCGCCATTACACCATCTTTACTCTGTTTGTACGATACCAATGCTCTTGGTGGTTCAATACCATTCGTACTGTTACTTATCTGAGCGCTTGTTTCAGCGGGCATTAAGGCCATTAGTGTAGAGTTTCGAATTCCCGTTTCTCTGAGTTGTTCTCTTAACTCTTCCCACGGCAAACGTTCTCTATGCACTATAAGATTATCTATCGCTCTCTTATAAGTGTCGATAGGAAGTATTCCATCAGAATATTTCGTATCAGTATTATATATCATTTTTCCTTTCTCAAC